GGCGTTCGTTTCTCGGAAGATGTAGCCCGAACCGATGGGGTTATAGGCCGCATACTGGTACGAGCAATCCGTGTTCCCCGTGTTGTCGACCATTTTCCAGGCGCCATACGCGACGGCGTCGGTCGTCATGAGACACGTCGGCTGAGTCGTGCACAGAGCGTTCGGCGAGAAAGTATTGAAAGCCGTGTAGTAGCTATCGGCAGGGAACGGACCGACTCCCTGGCCAAAGACCTGAGTCTTGAAGTTATCGTCCGTACCGAAGGTGAACGTATCGCTCGCCTGCGTGGACAGAATCGAAATCGGGTTACCTGTCCCGTCGTCAGATTCAAGCGTGATTGTGCTGCCAGCGATTGATTTTATGACGCAACCGGGAAGCGCGCCGGCTGAATCCGTGACGTAAAGACCTGCCACCACGCCCGTTGGAATACTCGGTACCGTGATCGTCGTCGCGCCCTGAACGCAACTCCCCGTCGCCGTGTTGGGTCCTGTGAAACTGTTGAAATTCCACCCGGAATGGCACTGATAGCTATAGCACGCAAAGATCGGGTACACGCCTCCCGTGACCCCGGGAGCTGTGTAATTGATGTAGATCGACGCTGCATCGCTCTGGGAGCTTGGCAGATCGACACCACCGACCATGATCGCTGAAACAAAAGGATCTGATCCCCCAGGCGTCCACCCATTTTGGGTAAAGGTCGTCGCCTGGTTCTGCATGTCATAGTTGCCACCGGCGCCGGCAAACGCACCGTTGATCCCAGGGTCCAGATTCCCCACTCCGCTCTGCCCGCGAGCGCAGGTGATGGGCGTGAAGACGGACGGCGTGCCAAAGCCCGTTCCGGTTACCGTGAATACCTGTCCGTGGTAGAGCGTATTACCCGTTGAGGGGAACGTCGTGCCCGTAGCGCTTGCGCTTTGTGCGCCTTCGATGTTGGACTCGTTTACTTCAGCAACGGTGTACGTGTAAGACGTACCCGGCTGCAGCGCCCCACTCGTATCCGCCATGGAGTTCGTCGTGGGGAAGGCTAACGACACGCCACCGCGGTAGACGTGATACTTCAGGAAGTTCAGGTCACTGACCGCATTCCAGGTGAGATCGATCTGCGCCTCATTCACCCCGACCGCTTGCAGATTCTGCGGAACGGCAGGCGAGATCAGGATGGTGAAGGGTTTGCTGGCACTGTTCCCCAGCGCATCCGTGACCTTTATCGTCAGGGAGTCGGTATCTGAACCCAGCGGCGTACCGCTCAAGACGCCCGTGCTACCGTTGATGGACGCCCAGGTATCGGACTGCGTCGTGATACTCCACGTCAGCGGGGCCAAGCCTCCTGAAGCTGCAAGCGTCGTGCTGTAGGGGGTATCGACGACCACACCGGGGAGTGAGGCTGTCGTGATGGCAGGAAGCGTGATGACGTTGAGCGTGAACCCTGCACTCGAGCTATTACCTAAAGCATCTGTGACCTGAACGCTCAGAGCATAGGTCCCTGCCGTACCGGGCGTCCCCTGAAGGATTCCGCCCGTCGTAAGCGTAAGTCCACTGCCGGAATCGGTTGTCTTCGTCCAGGTATAGGGCGCTGTGCCGTTTACCGCAGTGAGTGTGAAGCCGTAAGCCTGACCCACATCGCCCACCGGTAAGCCGGCAGTCGTGATCAGAGGACCGGTTACCGTGACCTTGATCGATGAACCGGTTTCAAAGACCACGGGCACGAATCTACGTGCCTAGCAGTGCTTTCCCACCGCTCGTGGGCCCCGTAGCCCCGGTTTGCTGTTGCTGAGCGTTAGCTCCGGTTACAGTGCTCTGCAACCCACCGGCAGCCGCTGCACGTCTTCGTGAATCAGCCGCCGCGGCTTGCCCTTGAGGGCTGATGAGTGAAGCCCCGGGCGGTGGCGGAATGCCGATGTTCGGCGTCTTGGGTGCAAGAGCTGCCGAAAGACCCGCACCGACTCCGGCCGCTGCAACTGAACCTGCAACCGCCGCTCCACTGGCGGTACCGAAGTAAGCCCCGATAGCCCCGAGCGTGTAGCCCATTAGCGGTCCAACCTCTTGGTGTAGAGGTAGTCCTGCAACTCGTACCCTAAGCGTTTGAGAATGGGCGAGAAATCATGCGCAGCTTTAATGTGCTGCACCACGACCTGCACGCCTTCGGCTTTGAGTTCGCCATCGGCGTACTGGATGAGCTTCAAACCAAGGCGCCCTTCCCTTTCCTCGGGATCGAGGTAGAGAATGTCCTGTACGGCCTGCAAGCTGCCCTGATAGTGCAAGGATGGCGCCACACAGAAGATGGCATAGCCCTTCAGCGCTCCAAGAACACGCACGGTGAACACTCGCAGCGCACCGGCTTCTTCCATCCTGCGATAGCGTCGGTAGTCAGGATCGAGCGGGATATCAGCGTAATGGGCGATTTCTGCAAAGTGCAGCTTCAGCAGCGGTTGAATTTCGGCAAAGACGTCATCCATGCGCTCGCGCTCAAAGGCCAACCTGCGTTCTTCGAGAACGGCGTTCATCGCTTGCTGTAAAGCGCCGCCCCCGCACGCTCACGTACGGTCGCATTCGTGGGCAAAGCGGGCTTAACAGGCGCTGTGACTTCAAGAGGCTTCGGCTCAGCGGGTTTCTCCACCTCCTTAGCCGGATAGAGCTTTGCCTGTGCACGCGCCGCCAGGGCTTCCTGTGGAGCTTTCATGCCCTTGGTGTGCTCGCGAAACCTACTTGCTGCCGTTATAGCCGTGGCTATTCTCATAGGCAGCCTGCTCAGCATCGTGGGTGGGGTGCTTGGCCTTGGTGCCATGATTCAGTCCACCCATCGCCGGATGTTCTGGCGCGTAGTGATGCACCTTGCCGTGCTCGGCGTGATGGGCCGACGTGGGTGCTACGCGTTCGTGTCCGAAGGTCGGTTCTGTAGTCCCACCGGCATGTCCGACCTTGCCGGGCGTGCGCGGCTTACCGCCGTCGCGGTCGAACTTCGACGTCACGTGAGGATTCTCGCCAACGCTGTCTGAACCAGCGCCAGCCACTGTGGGTCTAGCCATAGGTCTTCTCCTGTTCTTTGCGGAATGTTTCGTAGGGGTCGTAGTCGTGGACGTGCTGCGTGCGCTCAATCAGCGTGGAGAGCGTCTCGGGCAGCCCAAAGACGTTCTTGCGGGGACTGTAGATGGGGTAGGCGAAGGTACAGGCGAGTGCGTCTTCGAGATCTGGCGAGCGTCCGAGACGCGCCTTGATCTGCTTTTTGTCCTCCATGAGGATGCGACCATCACGACCGTAGGTGTATTGCATCGTGGATAGCCCCATGACCATCTCAGGGACGTTCGGAAGCAGCCCGCCGTCCTTCACCCACTCACACATCTGCCAGATGATCTCGGCACGCTTGTTCGCAAAGCGCCGGTCACTGGCCGCCGCACCCCCAAACTGCACGCCCAAAGCGTCCGTGTGACCTAAGGACTTCAGACCCTCGAGCCACGAGAAGCCCCAGCCCCCGGTGGCATCGATCTGGATAGAATCCGCGCGCTTCTCCCCCGCCATCCTCGATACGTGCGACGCGCCCACGATGGGGGTCAGATTGCGCATGCGAAGCGGGGGGTAAGCGATCTTGCCGCGGCGGGGGAAAATGACGCTCTCGTCGTCCCCAAAAGCTGCTACGTCCACCCCCAGCACCAGGGGGAACTCCGTGAACTGGGATTCGTGGTAATTGCGTCGCTGCGCGTCCCGCACCTCATCCGGGGAGATGAGCGTATTCAGGCCCGACAGCGGGAAGCGACCGAAGACGTTCACCAACACCCAGGGGTTATCGCGTCCCCAGGCATCAATCTGCTGCTGCGCCCATTCTTTGGACACCCTCGAGGCGCGCTTGGGGTCCTCAGGGTCGCCTGTGATCTCGGTCACATCCCAGTGCTGACGCTGGTTGATGACAGCATGCCCCAGCACGGAATCCTGATTGTTCGGATTACCCGCGATGACGATGTGCTGGTCCGCCCCACCCGATAGGATCGCCTCAGCCGTCGCAAGGATCGAGCGCGGCATACCCCCTGCCTCATCCAGCAGGAGCAGGACATGGTCCTCGTGTAAGCCCTGAAGCGCTGTGGCTTGGTCCTGAGGGTTGGCCGAGCGTGGATAGGACCGCGCCGACATCCA